GGGGTTTGGACGTAAAGTTAGAAACTTAGTGGACTCAGATCAATATGCGAAGATTTTTCCCAATGTGTCGTTACGGTCCGATTCCAAAGCCGCTGGTCGCTGGGCTACTAATCACGGTGGCGATTATTTCGCTATCGGCGTGGGTGGTACTGTTACCGGTAAAGGCGCTGACTTACTTATTATCGACGATCCACACTCAGAACAAGAGGCGCGCCTAGCGCAGGGTGACCCAACGGTCTTTGATTCGGTGTATGAGTGGTACACATCTGGACCACGACAGCGTTTGCAGCCGGGTGGTGCGATTATTATTGTGATGACACGCTGGTCAGATAAGGATTTGACTGGCAAAGTCATGAAAAATGACGCTACAGACTGGGAAATAATCGAGTTACCAGCGATTATGCCGTCAGGTAGACCGTTATGGCCTGAGTTTTGGGCGTTGCCGGAGCTAGAAGCACTAAAGGAAGAGCTCCCAGCGTACAAATGGAACGCTCAGTACCAGCAAAAACCCACGGGTGAAGAGGGTGCGATAGTAAAACGTGACTGGTGGAAGCGTTGGGAGACAGATAGGGCGCCAGTATGTGACTTTATCATCCAATCTTGGGATACTGCGTTCACTAAGAACCAGCGTTCTGACTATTCTGCCTGTACAACGTGGGGAGTTTTCCGTTTAAACGAGGATGAGAACGACATAAACATTATTTTGCTCGATGCCATGAAGGATAAGCTAGAGTTTCCTGAGTTAAAGGACAGAGCAAAGGAGATGTACGACGCATGGGAACCAGATACTTGCATTATTGAGGCAAAAGCTGCGGGTGCTCCGTTGATTTTTGAGTTAAGACGCATGGGTGTCATGGTTACAGACTACACTCCGGTGCGCGGCAACGATAAGTTTGTGCGTTTAAACTCAGTTACAGATTTATTTAGATCAGGTAAAGTATGGGCTCCTGATACTAGGTGGGCAGACGAGCTTATTGAAGAGATGGCTAGGTTTCCTAACGCTGAACACGATGACTTAACTGACTCGGCGACTCAAGCCTTGATTAGATTTAGGCAAGGAGGGTTTTTGCGCTTGCAATCGGACGAAGAGGATGAAGAGAAAGCGTTTCGTAGAAAGCGGAGTTACTATTAATATGAACTTTTATTCCATACATCAACTACCACCTGAACTTATGGAGGTTGCCAATGCTGAATGTAAACTTTTTGAAGCGCGCCAAGCAGAAGTTATTGGAAAAGATATCTACTTGGATAACGCACAACGAGATAGCACACTACGAGTTCCTTCTACTCATAATTATTGGTTGGGTGGTTTGCTTTATTATTACGGATTAAAAGCTAATGATGTATGGAACTTTAATATCAGTACGCACGAACCTATACAGATAGCAGATTACGGCAAAGATCAGCACTTTAACTGGCATGTAGACTTGATACCATTTTCTGGTGTCACGGACAGGAAGTTGACTGTTGTTTGTATGATGAGTGACAGGGCTGATTTTACAGGCGGCGAGTTGATGGTTCGTAGTCCAAGAGATTACAACGATGTACATACAATTCCGTTACAACAAGGGACGATAGTTGCGTTCCCGTCATTTTTAGAACATGTAGTAACACCAGTAGAAAGCGGCTTACGTCGCACTGCAACCATGTGGCTTAATGGCCCATGCTTTAGATAAGGACACATCATGAGTATCGATAAAGCTTTGTACCAAGCTCCTTTAGGAATCAAAGAAGCATTAGGTGAGCCGGACATTGAGATTGAAATTGAAGATCCAAAGTCGGTGAGCGTTAAAGCTGGCGGTATGGAGATTGAAATTGAAAAAGGCGAAGGTGAAGAAGAGGAGTTTACTTCTAACCTTGCTGAGTTTATAGATGAAGGTACGCTTGCTACATTAGCTGGCGATCTGATTGGTGACTTTGAAGAAGATATCTCTAGTCGTAAGGACTGGATGCAAACTTATGTTGATGGCTTAGAGCTGTTAGGCATGAAGCTTGAAGATAGATCAGAGCCGTGGGAAGGTGCGTGCGGTGTTTACCATCCACTGTTAGCTGAGACACTAGTTAAGTTCCAAGCTGAAACAATCATGGAAACATTCCCAGCATCGGGACCAGTTAAGACACAGATCATAGGTAAGGAAACACCAGAGAAGTTAGAAGCTGCTATTCGTGTTAGAGATGACATGAACTACCAGCTCACAGAAGTAATGAAGGAGTATCGCCCAGAGCAAGAGCGTTTGTTATGGGGCTTGGGTTTATCAGGTAATGCATTTAAGAAGGTGTATTACGATCCATCACTGCAACGTCAGTCTGCTGTGTTTGTGCCAGCGGAAGATGTAGTGGTTCCATACGGTGCTAGTAACTTAGAAACAGCGGAGCGTGTAACACACGTAATGCGTAAGACTGAGAATGAAGTACGCCGTCTACAAGTTGCAGGTTTTTATAGAGACATCGATCTACCAGAGCCAACTAATACATTAGATGAAGTAGAGAAGAAGATAGCTGAGAAGATGGGCTTTAGAGCTACATCAGATGACCGCTACAAACTTCTTGAAATGCAGGTGTATTTGGATTTAGAAGGTTATGAAGATACAGATGAAGATGGTTTTGTAACTGGTATAGCATTGCCTTACATAGTTACGCTTGATAAGTCATCTAATGAAATCTTGGCTATCCGTCGTAACTGGGAGCCAGATGATGAGACTAAGCAGAAGCGTAATCACTTCGTACACTATGGCTATATACCAGGCTTTGGTTTCTACCACTTTGGTTTGATCCATCTAATCGGTGCATATGCTAAGAGTGGTACATCACTCATGCGTCAGTTGGTTGATGCTGGTACGTTAGCTAACTTGCCGGGCGGTTTGAAAACCAAAGGTATGCGTACTAAGGGTGACGATACACCCATCGCACCAGGCGAATGGCGTGACGTTGATGTAGCTTCAGGCACGATCCGCGACAATATTCTACCTCTGCCATACAAAGAGCCTAGCCAAGTATTGATGAGTCTGATGAATCAGATCGTTGATGAAGGCCGTAACTTTGCATCGGCTGCCGATCTACAGGTAAGTGATATGTCTGGTAATGCACCAGTAGGTACGACACTTGCGATCTTAGAGAGAAGCTTGAAGGTGATGAGTGCTGTGCAAGCGCGTATTCACTATGCAATGAAGCAAGAGTTTAAGCTGTTGAAGAACATTATCGCTGAGTACACACCAGAAGAATATAGCTACGATCCAGAAGAAGGTGATCGTATGGCTAAGAAATCTGACTATGAGAATGTGGATGTAATTCCAGTCAGTGATCCTAACGCTGCAACGATGGCGCAGAAGATTACCCAGTACCAAGCAGTTATGCAGATGGCGCAAGGCAATCCTGATCTATATGACATGGCGGAGTTAAATCGCCAAATGTTAGAGATACTTGGCGTTAAGAACATTAACAAGCTACTGCCTTCTGCTGATGATAAGAAACCACAAGACCCAGTGACAGAAAACATGGCTGTGTTGAATGGCCAACCTGTTAAAGCATTTATCTTCCAAGATCACGAAGCGCACATTGCAGTACACACGATGGCTATTCAAGATCCAAAGATCATGGGAATTATTGGTCAAAGCCCACAAGCTCAAAGCATCATGGCTGCTGGTATGTCTCACATTGCTGAGCACGTTGCGTTCCAGTATCGCGTTGATATTTAAGAACAACTGGGAACTAAGTTGCCAGAGCAAGATGACGAGATGAGTGAAGAGATGCAAAACGAAATAGCTCGTTTAATGGCGTTGGCAGCAGAGAAGTTGTCAGCAAAAGACACATCAGAAGCACAAGCAAAACAGGCTCAAGCTATGGCACAAGACCCTATCCTACAAATGCAACAACAAGAGTTGCAGATCAAAGCGCAAGAGATGGAAATCAAGAAGCAAAAAGTTTTACTGGATGCTGCTGCGAAGAAAGATCAGCTTGCTATCGAGAAGGCTCGTATCGAGTCACAGAAAGAAATCGCCGGTATGCAAATCGGCGCAAAGATTCAGAAGGACAAAGCCGAGCTGGACACAAGACAGAAGATCGAAGGTCTACGCATTGGCACAGATATAGCAAGAAGCAGACAGCAGGTAGATCAGCAAGACAAAGCATCTGAACGACAAGCGCAATCACAACGCGATCAAATGATGCACCAGATGTTGCAACAGATCACGCAAAGGAATACTCCCAAGAAAGGTGACTAATGGACAAGACATTAGAGATTATTAAGAAGCAAATAAACGGCAAACAAACTCAGTTGGCTGATGCTATGAGTAATGGTGCTGCAAAAGATTTCGCAGAGTATCGCGCAATGTGCGGGGAGTATCGAGGTCTATCCCTAGCTGAAGGCTTTATCTTAGACCTTGCAAATCAAATGGAGAGAAACGACGATGACTGATTCAATAATCATCGCTACAGAAAGCGGTGAAACATCAGTTCTACCTGAGTCTCAAGACGACAAAGGCAAACAACTTCCAGAGCCAGTTGGCTATCACATCTTGGTAGCTTTACCGGAAGCAGAAGAAAAGTACGAGAGTGGCATCATCAAATCTGATGAAACTCGACGCTTTGAAGAAGTTTTAGCTACTGTGTTCTTTGTGGTTAAGCTTGGCCCAGATGCATATAAGGACGAAGGTAAGTTTCCTAGTGGTCCTTGGTGCAAGCAGGGTGACTTCATATTAGCAAGACCAAACTCAGGCACTCGTTTAAAGATACATGGACGCGAGTTTCGCTTGATCAACGACGACACAGTTGAGGCTGTGGTTGACGACCCACGCGGCATTAGTCGCGCATAAGGAGATACAAATGGCAGAGATGGAAAAAGTAGAGTACGAGTTTCCTGATGAGAAGGATTCAAAAGCTCAGCAAGTAGAAACTAAAAAGTCTGATGTTGACTTTGAGATAGAAGATGACTCGCCAGAGCAAGATCGTGGCCGTGATCCTTTGCCAAAGGAAATAGTTGATGAGCTAGAGCAGGACGAGCTCGAAGATTATTCCGACAAAGTAA